TACGCTTTGACCGTTCCAGCCAATTTGCAAGATGTCTAATGCAACTTGGTTTTGGAAATATTCGCTATAAAGCTCCACAAGGCGATCTTTGAAAATAGCGAAGGAATCGAATAATGACCAAGGCACGATGATACCGCTGTCTGTTTCGGCTAATTCAAAGCCATTTTGGGTATGATCAAGATTAGCCAAATTACGACCAGTTTGTTTGCGACCCGTAATGCCTTTTTCTGTTGCACCAAATAATTTCTGCCCTTTAATATGCGCTACTTGCACCATATTAATTTGCTTTAAGAAGTCAGAACGCTGTTGAATGTTTTCGCCCAACAATGCAGCTTCAGGTGCTTTAAGCGAGAAACTTTCACCACGTAAAATAGAGTCCATTGGCTGATTAAAATGTTTAGCCAATGCCGCTACAAGAGCGTAATACGCTTGTTTATTCATTGTTTAGAATCCTTTTGATAAGTTAATGTTATAGCCGTTTACGCTGTATACATTTTCGCTTTCAACGGTTGGCACGCCAGTTGGCACAGTGGTTTGTTCTTGGCTTAATTCGTTGAATTTTTTATCCAACGCCTGAACCGTTGTTAAAAGTTGATTGAACTGTTCCGCAGTTACGCCTTGCGGTTGTTCATCTTTCTTTTCTGTTGGTTGTGGCTCTGGCTTGGTTTCCACTTTAGCTGAAAAATGGCTGTCAATTTTGGTGCCTAAACCATTCATCGCATCAATTAATTGCTTGAACTGTTTATCGTTCATTGCATCGTCCTCTTTATTATTGTTGTTATTGGGAGTTGGTTGTTCTTCCGTTTGGGTGGAAGATGAAAATAGTTTTTTGAAAACATTCGCAACGGCGCGGAATGCTTTATCTTCTTCGATATCTTCTTTTACAGAAAAATCGACTTTGACTAATTCGCCAAAAACACTGCCCTTTTGTTCAGCGTTGAAGAATTTTAATTCTGTAGTACCAACAGATGCAGGCGAATCCGTCACACCTAAACCCGATAAATAAGCCTTGCCGCTGTTGCGGAAATTCGGGGTAATTTCAATGCTGGTGAATAAATACTGACCCGCTCTGTTGTATTCAATTAATTCTTGGTTTGGTGCGATGATGGCAAAAAGTAGAGTTTCGCCTTTTTCGTTTTCTTCGGCTTTTAGCTCAATGACCTGCCCCATGTTGAACCAACGACGATGTTCTGGCCATAAATTCGCGGTGTAGTGTTCTGGATCGTAGGTTTCTGCCATTTCGTGCAATTCTTGAGCGGTGATTTGGCGACCGTCCACAGTGTAGCCCGATGTGGCGATACAAATAAAATCAGTTTTTAGTTTTGATTTGTTCATTTTAGAAATGCCTGTGTTGCGCTTTATTTGCGTAAGTGCGGTCATTTTTGCCGATCTTTTTTGCAAAATCACGGGGCGAAATTCGGATATATTCGGATATAGATCAATAACTACGCATATCCGAACATATCCAATTTTTGCCATTAAATTTTTGCTGTTTTTGTTGCCACAATACATCCACAAAACAACAGCAAGATAAAAAATGACTGAATCCAAGCTAAGAAAAAGAAAAACAAAACGCTACGATGACGAAGTGATTTATGCGGCAAAGTTTTTATATTTAAAAAAATACACACCGAAAGAGATCGCTGAAGAATTAGGTTTAAATAGCACACGCCCGATTTACTATTGGGCGGAAAAATACAACTGGCGCAATTTAATCAGCGAAAGCGGGATTGAAGAATTAATTGCGTTGCGCATTATCACGCTGACAGAGCGTGAAAATAAAAGCGATCAGGAAATAAAAGAACTCGAAGCCCTGATCGATAAAGATATTCAGTACAAAAAGCAACGTGCAGCAACGGTGGCGAAAGCCGTGGCAAAAAGTGCGGTCAATTCTGCGGACGTTTCTGGCAATGAGCGCGCCTTTGCTGATAGTGGTGACGGCGATGAGCGCAAGAAGAAAAAACGGGTTAAAAATGATATTTCCCACGTCACCCCCGAAATGTGCCAGCCGTTTATTGATTCGTTGTTTGATTATCAAAAACACATCCGCGCTAACAAGCACCACGATGTGCGCAATATTCTGAAATCGCGTCAAATTGGGGCGACCTATTATTTTAGTTTTGAAGCGTTGGAAGATGCAATTTTTAGCGGCGACAATCAAATATTCTTATCAGCTAGTAAGCGACAAGCAGAAATCTTTAAAAATTACATCGTGAAGATGGCGAGGGAATATTTCGGTGTTGAGCTGACTGGCAACCCGATTATTTTAAGCAATGGCGCGGAACTGCATTTTTTATCGACCAACAAAAATACGTCGCAAGGGAATAGTGGCCACGTGTACGGCGATGAATATGCGTGGATTCGCGACTTTCAGCGATTCAATGACGTGGCATCAGCCATGGCAACACATGAAAAATGGCGTGAAACCTATTTCAGTACGCCGTCTTCCAAATTTCATGAATCCTATTCTTTTTGGAGTGGCGACAACTGGCGCGATGGCGACCCTAAACGCAAAAACGTGCCATTCCCAACTTTTGCAGAATTGCGTGACGGTGGGCGACTTTGCCCCGATGGTCAGTGGCGTTATGTGGTGACGATTGAAGATGCGCTAAAAGGCGGTGCAGATACGTTATTTAATATTGAGAAACTGAAACAGCGCTATAGCAAATACGCATTTAATCAGCTTTATATGTGTGTTTGGATTGATGATGCGGATTCAATTTTCACCGTACATCAACTTTTAAAATGTGGTGTAGATATTTCGAAATGGAAAGACTTTAACCCAAAAGCGGATCGCCCTTTTGGTGATCGTGAAGTTTGGGGCGGATTCGACCCCGCACACAGTGGCGATGGGGCTAGCTTTGTGATTATTGCCCCGCCTGCGTTACCAAGCGAAAAATATCGCGTGCTTGCACGCTATCAATGGAATGGACTTTCCTATGTCTATCAAGCCAATCAAATTCGCGCCCTTTATGAAAAATACAATATGACCTACATCGGCATTGATGCCACGGGCGTGGGCTATGGGGTTTATGAATTAGTGAAAGAGTTTGCCCGCCGTGCCGCCACTGCCATTATTTACAACCCCGAAAGTAAAACAGGCATGGTGCTGAAAGTGCATGATTTGGTTGAGCATGGGCAAATTGAGTGGAGCGAAAGCGAATTAGATATTGTACCGAGCTTTTTAATGATTAAGCACCAATCAACCAAAAGCGGCAATACAATGACATTTACGGCAGAACGCACCGTCAAAACGCAACACGCTGATGTATTCTTTGCCATTTGTAACGCCATTAATAAAAAATCCTTAAGTGATAAACCTCGCAAACGTCGCAGATGGAGCGTACTAAATGAAAACTAATGTAAAAACAGACAATAAAAAAGGGATTGTTATTGCCCCAATTAATGACCGCACTTTTTCCTTGAATGAGATCACAGCCTCGCCCGCATTGGATTATGTCGGCATAGGCTTTGATGAAAATTACAATTGCTATTTACCACCAGTAAATCGTCACGCACTGGCAAAATTGCCTCATCAAAATGCACAACACGGTGGCATATTACATAGCCGTGCAAATATGGTAAGTGCAACCTATGAGGGGGGTAAAGCCTTGTCTAAAATGGAAATGCGCGCACTGTGTTTAAATTTAATTCAGTTTGGGGATGTTGGGCTTTTAAAAGTGCGTAATGGGTTTGGGCAAGTGGTGCGTTTAGTTCCACTTTCCAGCCTTTATTTACGTGTACGCAAAGATGGCGGCTATTCCTATTTGATGAAAAAATCGCTTTATGATACCGCACAAGAAATCTATCGCTATGATGCGAAAGATATTATCTTCATTAAACTTTACGACCCTATGCAACAAGTTTATGGATCGCCCGATTATGTAGGCGGTATTCAATCGGCATTGCTAAATTCTGATGCAACAGTATTTCGCCGTCGCTATTTTAGTAATGGTGCACATATGGGCTTTATTTTGTACTCCACAGATCCCGACTTAACCGAAGAAATGGAAGAAGAAATAGCAAAAAAAATCAGTGAATCTAAAGGCGTGGGAAATTTCCGTTCTATGTTTGTGAATATTGCGGGCGGTCATCCTGACGGGTTAAAAGTGATTCCGATTGGCGATACTGGAACAAAAGATGAATTTGCCAACATTAAAAATATTTCGGCACAAGATGTTTTAACCGCACACCGTTTTCCTGCAGGTTTAAGTGGGATTATTCCGACAAATACGAGCGGACTTGGCGATCCGTTGAAATATCGTGAAGTGTATCACTATGATGAAGTGATGCCATTACAAGAGATTATTGCAGAAACAATAAATCAAGATTCAGAAATCAAAAACTTATTAAAAATCAAGTTCCGCGAACAAAATTTCGCAAAATAAATCTTTGTTTTTAGCCTGTACAAAAAGCCATTCATTGATATAATTATTTGCAGTTATTTTTTGTGATGGCTTTGGGGAAAATGGCAAGAACAACAGATATTTACTGCACTGTTTGCAATTCAAAATCCGTTATCGAAAGATCTGAAAGAATACACAGTGAATTTACAAGATATTATTGTGCGTGTAAAAACCCCCTGTGCGGTCACAGATTTGTCATGAATATGGAATTTAGCCACACAACACGAAGTAGCAAATTAACTAAAGATAAATTACTTGAACTAGTTTTAAGCAAACTTTCAGAAGAAGAAAAAACTAATTTAAGGAAGATATTAGATGAATAAAAAGCCGCTAGAAATAGCGGCTTTTATTTTTATGCTGCGAGTAACTTATTTGTGGCCACCTGCGCCAAAAAGTTGCTTCTGTTTTTATATTCAGGATGCGTTGCTACAAAGCTATCAATGCGTTTAATTAAAAGACTAGGTAAGGTTACATTGATTTTTTCGGCTTTCCCCATTAGGTGAGTTAAATCTACATCCACAAAACTAAACGTAAAGCCTTCATACTCTGGATTTTTAACGTGCTCTTGTAATGATGTTGGCTGTGGGATTTCCTCTCCATCTTCTAACATGCCTTCAATATGGAAAGCGATTGCCTCTTTTGCGTTGATGAACGCCTCTTCTAATGTATCACCTGCTGAAAAACAACCTGGCACATCAGGCACCACCACACCGTATGCGTGATTTTCATCGCCCATTTCTATCCCGATTGGGTATAACATGATCTTTCCTTACTTATTATAAAAAATTGAATAATCAAAAATAGTTTCAATAAAGGGGGATTTTAAATCCCCGCTTGCTTTAATATTGTTTTTACCGTTTTTATTGGTAAATCCTTTTTGGGATGAGGAACAGTAACTCGCCCTTTCTTTGTTGGATGCTTGAATTGATGGTGACTACCGACAACATTTACAAGATACCAACCGTCATCCTCAATTTGTTTAATTATTTTTGCACTATTCATTTTACCTCTTTCTTATTAATTTATGGGGTTATTATAACTCTTAAATATTTTTTTTCAAGCATTTTTTAGAGTTATTGGAGTTATTTTTTTCATTTCGTGCATAGATACATAAGACGATTTCAAACTGCCGTAAGGTGCTTTTGGCTCAAATAGCACCAACATTTGCGGTTTATTGTTTTGATCGGTTTCCTCGCCTGTTTCGTTGTTGATAAAAGGGATTCGTGAATTAGTGATATACACGATTTCTTTTGCGTTACGCACACACATATCGAACCATTTTGTAGAACCGTCCACATTAAGCAACATCACTACTGTTTTGTTATGTAGCACACTTTGCTGAATGGCTCGTAACACAAACGGCAACGGGTTACTATAAGGTGGATTCATCCAGCAGTAACGCCCTTGCCAATCTGCTGTTAGCGTGTCTTGTTCTGGGCTGATAAAGTTTTTCACTTTGGTGTTGTGTTCCATGGCACATGTATCTAAATCAAATTTTATGTTGAAATATTGTTCTGCATAATGGAAAACCCACCACGGTGTAGCCCATAAGTCTTTATCTGATTTTTTGGTATTGGATTTATTCATGATTGCTACCTTGTAAATCTAACTCTTTAATCCAAAAACCATCTACCATTTTCCCCTTACGATTTTTGACTTGGTTATAGGCATACTGGACGCAATCTTTGAAATCTAAGCCATATTGTTTCGCTATAATTTGTAAATCCCCAACAATTTCTAATGGATATAGACAGCTTTCGTCAAAATATTCTGAAATGTGCGTTACAATATCCTCAATATAAAGTTCATCATCACCAAAAGTGAATACATCAACTTTATCGCTTGGATTACCTGCTTGTTTATTTAAAATTGTTATAACAATAAAACAATCCCCAATGCTATCTTTAATCACATCGGGTTTATTCTTTGCAATTCCACCACATAGTTCGCCGAATTTTTCCATCAGTTTTAGCTTTTGTCTCCGTGGTGTCGAACCTTTAATCAAATTACGATCTTCCGCCCATTGCTCGATGTTTTTGATAAGTTGTTGTAAGTCTGCCATTTTTATTTCTCCATATTACCTTGAGGAATATTCTTTATTTGAAACCATTCACCTCCGAAAGCTCCTACCGCATCAATTTCTATACTTCGTTGCCACAATGTCCCGTCATTACACAATGCAATGATTGTTTCGACCTTTGCATATTCACACATTGCATTTGATGTGGCAATTTGAATAATTTTTCTCCCATGTTTCATTGAAACAGGTTTTATTGTTGGCTTTATTGGTTTTTCTTTCATAATTCACCTCACTTTTCCGCCCGTTTTGCCGCTAAGATTCGGCTGATTTGTTTCTGTTTTCTTTTATTCATTGCGTTTTCTCCTATTGAATACGTTGTTTTTTATGAAAATCTTTGAGCTTTTGAAGGTTTCTTGGCACAGGGGAAAGCGACGTCATCATATTTTGATTCCGTTTCACTAACTGCACATCGTTTTCGGTGAGTTCTAAGTCTGTATATTTATCTATGATTAGCCGTTTATACTTGAATAAATAGTCTAATTTTTGTGCGCTAAGTGGCGCGCAGATCGGTTGTGTCAGTAATTTGATCTTTTGCTCAAGATTTGAGCGGTTACAGTTACTGACACAAGTCCAAGGCGCACTGCGTGCGCTATTGTTAGCGGTTGAGCTACGCTCAACCATAGATTCTGTGCGTTGTGCAAAATCTTGTGGACGTTTTTTTATTTGCCATTTTTTGGTGCGTGAAATGACTTGTTTTAGACTGAATCTATTCGCTAAACCAATAATGGCTTTGCGTTGTTCGCCATATTTATTTGCGGGCTTGGTTTCATAATCTAGCTTGATGGGTTGATCAGTACGTTTAGCAAGCGCACCGCCTTGAATTTCCATATATGCCGCATAATCATTCGCTATGCCTGCTGCGGCTTGGGCTTTATTGATAATTTCATCATCGGCTTGACCGCTGATTAATCGGCGCAATTCACGCCAAACAGAAATAGATGCGCCACCGTAGAATTGGAACTGACGAATGCCCCAACGGCTCGCCCATGCACGAACGCGCAATGCGTTGTCGTGTAGGCTTAGTGTCGGGTCTTCGTCTGAGACTTCGCCTGCAAGGGCGAAACCGTCAATATTTTTTGCAATGTATTTCGCAATGTAAGCCGTTGCGCTGCCTTTTGTTTTATCGCATTCTTCCACTTTGCAGCGGTGCTCTGCTGCGCCTTTTTCATTGCCGTCTAACTCTAGGGCTTTTTGTTTAAATAAGCGGATGACTTCTTCTTTATGTTCTGCTGGCACATAAGCTAGCGCATGCCAGTGTGGTGTGCCGTCTTTGTGCGGCTCTGCCACTCGCATACCATAAAATTTAATATCACGTTTTGCTAACAAAGCACGGAACTGTTGCCACACTTTGTTTAGATAGTTTTGCGTATCTCGTGGATTAACCCCCGACCATTTTTTATTGCCGTTTCCTGCGTGGAATGATGATGGCGCAGTGAGGGTTAAAAATAAGGCTTCATTGTTGTTTTCTTCTGCCCATTCTTCCAAGCCACGCAAGCGCACCATCATTTCATTACGACGTAATGCGGGGTTAGATGATGATTTTAAGAACATATCGAAAAGTTCGACCTGTTCTTCTGGGTTGTCGATGTTTTCAATAATCATGGCGCGCAAGTAATCGTGATTCTTACGTTGTTGGAGTTGCCATTCTTGGAAACTTTGATTAGAGATATAACTGGCGGCATTGGCGCGCACCTCGCCACAGGCAATGGCAACGTGTTCAACCATTCTGCGTTGCGTGGTGCGCATTTGCTTAAACCACCATTTTTCGCACGTAAGGCGAATTAAAGTGCTGTCAATATGTTCGGCTTTGATGCGTTTGTCGTTTTCGATTTTTTCCCAGTGATGGATTTTGAAACCCGCAGAAATGGCGATTTCGCCACACCATTTATAGAGCTGATAGAAATAGCCTTGAATATCGTCCTCATTATCGCTTTCAATGCCATTTTTTAAAAAGTGGGTGCAATCAAATTGGAATTGCGTGAATGCGGTGGCGATTTGGTATGCCATCGCTTTTAACTTGCTTTCGGTAATTAAATAGAAAGGTAATTGTTTTTGCTTTTGTTGGGTGCCTAACAGTCGAAAATGAAAACCGCTGTAATGTAATTCGTTGTAGTGTTTGGCAAGTTCTTCACGGGTTGGTACGGTGGAGAACTGCACGGCTTGTTGCATTTCATCTTTAACAGATAACAACCATTGTGGGGTGTTGATGAACGCTTGCAAAAAATCTACGTTCACGTTGTATTGTGAAAAGACTTTTTGTAAACGCACATCTAAGATATCGCGTAAATAATCGTTCGCGTGGCGGCGTTGTTTATTGCCGAGGGCAAATGCAATAGACCCATCGTCTTTTACAGAACGATAGGCTTTAAGATAAAGTTTACGGAAATATTCACGCTGACGTTGGCGAGGTAGGTTTTCAAGTTTTTGTTCGATAAACTCAAAATCAACGGGATTGGTGGCGAACAATTCTAGCTGCAGTGGCGTATAGCAGCTTTCATCAAAAGGCAGTAAAGTGCGGTCAAATTTATGCCCATTTTCTGCTGCTTGATAACGTTCACAGGCAACCACCGCCATATGTGCCTTTTTGGCACTGACGGTGTTGTCACGTTGCTGTTCCCACATTGATTGCATAGCTAATCTTCCCACATCCCAGCAATCGACCCTAATGCGCTTAAACGATCACATTTGCCGTCTTTTGCCCAACGGCATTCTTCAAATCGTTGATGTTCTTGATTGTCATAAAATGAACGAATCGAATAGGCATATCCGCCAATCAGTGGGTATGGTTCATTAATAGCAAGCAAGCTCACATCCGCAAAAATATAAGCTTTAAAACCGTTGTTAAGACGAACTGGCGCACCTTGTAATGCTTGCTCTAGATTAAATTTAGTCATAAATATTTTATTTTGTATGAATTGAATTAATAGACAGAGATAAAAAAGGGGTTATGCCTGCGAATAAGTCGATTGGATCTCAGCGATGCGTTTTACTTCTGCGTAGATTTCTTCTAATTTCTTAGCCACTGCAGAAAGAGAAATAACATCCTCATCCATTAATTCACAAAGAATGAGCGTATCAACCACCGCGAATAAGTCTTTACAAACTTTCCCGCCTACTCGTTCATAAGTGCCATTTTCTTGTAGTTCAATTTTGTAAATAATGTACTTCTCTGTTTCGCTTAACTTAATGCTGTAGCGATTTGATAATTCGATAAAATGTTCTTGCATAATAAAATCTCCTTAATGAGCCAGCTCTTCGGCTTTTTTGGTTAAATACCCTACGTTATCTAATGCGATCACCATCTTGTGATAGATGGCACTGGCGGCAACTTCGTTTTGTTGTCTTTTAAACAACTCCCATTTTGTGCGATAAATCCAATATTTGTTTCGCCACTTTTTAGCCGCTTTCAAGCAGTTTTCAGTGCTTGGTTTAGTACTTGATTTATTTTCCATTATTGCCCCCTTGTGACTGGGTCAATATCATAAAAATCAGCAAGGCGAATAGATTGCGGGAAACTTCGGCGTAACTCAGTCAAATCCCTTAATCCTCTCGCTAATTTACTAATACCTTTATCGTTATAATGACAAAGTTTATCGCCGCTCAAATCAGGGCGGATGTAATCTTCTGATGGCTCAATATCAGCGACTGCCTTAAGCATTTCTCGTCTTTGAACAGTTAAATAGTTAAAAGCGCGTTCAGTGGGATATTTACTCAAGCCCATTTCATGCAAAGTTTCTTCGCCATTTCTTGCTTTCGACATAGGGATGTCATTTTCTCGGTGCCATTTTTCTACTGCACTTTCGTTTTCAGATACATACATTGCCGCGCCCTCGCTTTTTTATTTACCTGATTTGTTGTATGCTTGCCCTAAAATAAATAAACGATTACTTAATTTAAGGATTTCACATGGCGAACGATCAGATTGAAAAAACGCTTGAAAGTATTCAAGAACAGCTAATTCTGTTGCAGACTCAACAGACACGACAAGACTATGTTCTTTCTTTGTTGCTTGGTGTGATTGGCAAGCATCCTGATTTGTCGAATGAGTTTGAGCGCGCTTGTTTTGGGCTGCTTGACGAAGTTTCTGAAAAATCACCTCAAGCGTCTGATGATCTTGAACTGTATCTCGCTCGGCTTCTACGGAATATTGAAGAATAGCGAAACGCTCTTGGATTTCTTCGTGGGTTAAATT